AGAGCTTGACCGCCGAAGGCGCCCAGTCCCAGGCCTCAAGCTTCCATTCCTGGATGACCCTGTTTGTGAATGCAAGCTTCCACGGCATCCACGGCTCTCTCCAGCAGACAACAGGAAAGTCCAATCCCATCTTGAATTTTAACAGGTGCAAGAGCACCATTGAGTCCTTGCCGCTGCTCCACAGCACGCAGGGATTCTTGTATCTCTTGAGCATTGACGAGACGAGGCCGCAGGAGCGCTCGATCTTCTCGTCGAGGGTCATAACACGATCGCTCCGCCGCCGATTGCTCCGGCGGCTCCAATACCGGCTCCCATGAGAGCGCTAGAATTTTGGGATCCGGCAACCGACGCGGCGTTCTGCGCCGCGGCGTTCTGCGAGCGTCTCGCCATCTCCATCTGTGCCTGCTGCTGAAATGCATTTGACACGTTGCCGGCCTGCGCTCCAAGCGCCCCAAGAACCTGCTGTTGGTAGGCGTTGCGAAGATTGACGTTGTCGGACGAGACCTGTCCAATGATTCCAGCCAAAGATCCTGGATCAATGCCCGCGACAGGAGTCGGATTCGCGGCCAAGAATCCAGCGACGCGATCCTGCAGTCCCTGGCGATTCGCGAAATAGTCACGGCGAGAACGGTCAGCGAGGGCCGACCTCGCAAATCCGGAGTCAGACCTCGCGCCGGTCGCGATCACGTCCTGCAGACCCTGGCGCATCCAAAGATTTGAGAGCTCACGGCTCGGTCCGCCAGAAAAATCTTGCTCCATCTGACTGGCAAGACCCGTGCGCATGCGAGCCGTCTCTGGGGACAATTGCCGCTCAAGGGCCGCCGAGTTGAGGGCATTTATCAGAGCCTCTCGCTTGGCCGTCTCCTGAAGATACGGAATGTCGGCCCGAGATAGCTCTGGAGACGCCCCGACGGCCTGTTCAGCCAGACCGCGGCCAAGCGCGAGCTGTCCGAGCATGCCCGCGTTGTAACCCTCAAGAGGCTGTGCCTGTTGAACTGATGGTGTTCCTCCGCCCATATCGCTTAAATCTATGACGATTCCTCCATCAAGTAAATCTCTCGATTCATTTTTGAGTATCCGGCCTTCTCAATCATCTCCGTGGGAAATGTCTTCCGAGTCTCATCGAGAGGCACTCCGATCCATCCCTCGCCACCGTGGTTGAACTGAGCCACATTTTTCCACGCAGAAATGACATCCGCCACGCCCCTGGGAGTCGTGACGTCTGGATGAAAGGCCGGAAAGGCCATGGGAAGGTAGACGATGTCGGCATACCCAAAAGTTTTTTCGTCGCGCTCGAAGGCGATCACCTTGCCGTTTCGCCAATGGCCGATCTCGTGATCAAATGTCTTGGCGAATTGCTGCATTCTCTTGAAGTCATCCGAATACGGATTGACGTCGATGAACCTGGTCGTGATCATGATACTGTTGTTGGCGGTTGCGGCTCTGGAGGAATCGTCGGCAGAACCTGGGTGGTTGAGATGCTGTTTGACAGCGGCAGGGGAATCTCTGAGGCCAGATCAAGAATGAACTGATTCACCTCGGAAGTTGAATAGCCCGTCATGGCGCACGGAAGACACGGCTGTGTCGGCATCTGCGGAACCGTGATCGAGGAATAGAAGGACGTCGGGAGACGATCCGAGAAGGGACTCAGAAACGCGTTGGGCGTTGTCCCATTGAAGATTGTTGCTGAGATTGCTGAGGGCATGGTCAGGTGCAGGGTAGCGCGATCAGGGCCGTCGCGTTGGCGAGAGCAAGAGCCTGGGTGTCGGAGTCGGCCTGAGAGATCGTGCCGCGGTGACGGCCAGTGACATTCACCGTCTGCCTGGTATCAAGAGCGGCTCCTGTCGTTTGGTCAACTCGGCCGAACCTCTCATAGGAGTCGGTGTTGCCGTTGTAGGACGTGAAGTCTCCGGCGGCATAAAAAAAGGTGCCAGTCGACGGGAGCATGAGGGCCCGAACGGTCGAGTTGAATCCCGTTCCCGGGTTGAAGGCCCCAACGGCCGCCCCGAGTGCCGTCGTCTTGACGATCCGAGGAACAGCGGCCGAGTTGTATGTCGTGAAGTTGCCGCCGAGAATGACAGTTCCATCTGCAAGAATCAGGATCGCCCTGGCCGCGACGTCGAGCCCGGTTCCCACGTTGTAAGTGGCGTCGACAGAGCCGTTCGTCCCCAGTCTCACCAGGTTCTTGCCAGAGTTGGCACCAGTGAATGACACGATGAGTTTTCCGTCGGACTGACGAGCCATCGAGGCAAAGGCCGGTTCGGCCGACGACACCGCGTATGGAGTGAAGGCCGGATCCTCGTTTCCGGTTGACAGGAGCCTTGCCACTCTTATATTTCCCGTGCCAGAGTCGTATCCGGCCACGTTGATGAGGTTTCCGGTCTGTGGAATGAGGGCCAGGATCTTCGTGAAGCCCGTTGGCAGATAGTCCGAGTCAAGCGTCCCGTTGGCCTCAATCAGGGCAATTGGCTTGGCAAGAGCGTTTCCATTGTAACTGGTGAAGTCGCCTCCAACCACGAGGGTCCCGGCAGACGCTCCCAATTGAATGGTGTCGACAACGAAGTGCGCCCCGGAGTCTGGCTCAGTGATGTGCTGACGGTGCCCGGTTGTCGTGGCCGTGATTGTGACCGTGTCGGTCAAGACCGTCGCGGTGAACTGGGAGTCGGCATCAACCGCGAGCTGGATCTTTGTCGCGAGCTGCGAATCGGTGTCAGAGTTGCTCATGTCGACCTCAAGAAGCCGACCTCCGCTTGGAACTGCCGGAGGCGTGGTTGAGTTGTTGTTGTCCATCCACACGCGAACTGGCCCAACGTTGTCAAAAACATCAAAATATGATCCGCCGCTGCTCGTGATCACTTGGACCGTTGACACCTCGGCAAGGGCCGACGGAAGTATGCATGCGGCGGTCGGATCCGTGTTAAACCCGGTTCCAAAGGTCACGGTCGTGTCAAGCGCCCCGGTGGTTGTCAGTCTTGCGACTCGGGTTCTTGCCACGTTGTTGTATTCGATGAATCTTCCAAATACATAGATTCCGTTGGAATCATTGAGCAGCACATCAACCTGATAAGCACTCGGCTCTGCTCCAAAATCCGTGACAAACCCGTCCCCCTGCGTGAACGTCAAGTCTCGGATGCCCGCCGACGTTCTGGCCGTGATCTTGCCCTGGTTTGTCGTGTTGTCCTGCCAGAATTGTCCTCCCAGAATCATGCGACCGTCGGGGAGCCGGGTCATTGCAAAAACTTCGGCATTCAGTCCCGCATAACAGTGTCGAGTGACCGACTGGGCGGAATCATAGTAGCACGGATAGATTGTCCTTAGATAGTCTGCCTGCGCCTGCGCGGCCGTCTGCGCGGAGGTCTGCGCCTGAGCGTCGGCATCTGCCTGCGAGATTCTTGATCGATACGTTGCCGTGGCAGTTGCCGTCAATGGCCCAGTCGTGACCGATCCGGCCGGACAATTCAGCGTGACACTCGCGCTGCGAGTGGATGCCCACGCGTTTCCGGCGGACTCAAACAAATCTTCTATGGGCACAAACCCCGCCTCGCGATCGAAGATGTAATTTTTTCCGTCTTCTCCCACCAGGCAAACTTGGGTCTCGTCTTCTTCGCAACGTCCCTCGGCTCTTTCGGCCCAGGGTTCCATGAAGACCCGAATGGACTCTATGGCCATTTGACCACACCAGCGGACAAGAACGCTGAAGGCCTTGTCGATGTTTTCGGAATACTCGCTCTCGCAGGTTGGACATCCGTCAGATGGAAGAGCATTTTCAGTCATCACTCGGCGGCTCTGTTTCTTCAATCCGTCAAACAGGCCGAGCTGATCATTGGGAATATCCGCTCCGGATGAAATTGCCGTGATCGGGGCGATGATGCGCTTGCAAAGCACGGGCTTGTATGCGCCGCGAGTTCCACGGTAATCTGCCACGATGTAGGCATCACCGGCGACCTCAATTAGACTGATGTCGGCATATTGAAATGATTTGAGATCATGCCCATCTCCCATGAGTCGAGTCTCAAACTCGCAGAATATCGGCCTAGAAAAATCAGTCGCGGTGAAGTCGCTGCCAAGTTCAAAGTATGTGTCCTCTCTTTCAGGCATGAAGGCTTCCCAGACGTGGTTGTGACTCCCGTCAGAGAGGGCCTTATAGTCGACAGAGGCCGCAAACGCGCGGCGTTTTCCTCCAATCACCGGAGAGGCCCATTGCACCGGACGAATTCCTGTCCAGACGCCAGACCAGGCTGGAATCTTTTCAGACGCAAACTCACTCATTGGAGAATAGTCGAGCACGAACGTCTCAGAATTAAGATTCTGGCCAATTGGCATTGACAAAAGCAGGTAGTTCTCAAAACTGAGCCCGCAGATCATCGACTGATCGTCACTGAGAAACTGCTTACTGAATGCCATCTCAGCGTCGCGATAATTGATCTGACTCGTCAGGTTGGTTGACGCGGCGGAATCCGAGGCAACCAGACCGCCGGAACTATACCACCACATCAATCCGGCCTGAAACACGATGCTTCGGCCGGCGACGCATCCGGTGCTTGGAAAAAGAACAGACTGCATTCCCTGGGTTGTCGCCCATTGTGCCCGGTCGCGAATACCAGATAGGACAATCTCGCTGCGTTCGTCCGTGAACACGACGACAACCTCAAGCCGGTCGTTTCCAATGAAGTTGGCCAGTCCGGTTATATTTTTTGGAAACGCAAAATCTCCTCGTCCCTCGCCCTCGACGCGCTCCGAAAATTTTGTCGGGTCAAACAGATCAGACGCCAAGAGGACATTTCCGCGTGCAACCCACAGCCGCCCTCCAGAAAAAGTCATCCAGGTGCCGGTTGGAGTTTCAAGACTTGGCGCGGCCTCGATCAAGTGCCGATCTTCCTCTCCGTCCCAGTATGCGGCCGGACCCACGCCATCCTGAATCATCAAGACATTGTGCGACGGAACAATCTGGAGGGTCTGATCGGGCGCGGTTGTGACCGTCTTTTCGGCCACGGCAAAATGAATCATGTTGACAGAGGGATCAAACTGCAAATTTTTGAGACGGAACTGTTCCCACAGTCGAGGTTGCACCAACGGAAATGGAGAAAAATAAATCTTTCCGTTGACGGCGAACACCAGATAATCGTCGCGTCTTCCATTTTTTGTGACTTGAAAATTGGCCATTCCCTGAAGATTTCCCTCAGGCAGGGTGAGACGCATACGAAAACCGGGCCTGGTTTGAATGACCCCGCCTCGATTGACCACGTTCACGCCGCGACGATACTGATCCTGTCTAAGAAACCAGGGATACCGGACAGAGTTCATGCCCGACATCCATCCGGCGTCGACACTCATGAGCCGTCCCTGGGTTATCGCGGGCGATTGCATGTCAATCCATCCAGTCGTCAGGCCTGGTTGTCACCTCGGCGTTCATCTGGAATGTCGGCGCTCGCGGCCCGTCAATGGCTCGATTCCGCTTGTTGAGATACTCAATGGAAATCATGCGGTATTTCTCTGATTCGTCAATAAATTTTTTGAACAGCAGTTCTTGCGATTGGACCATCATCACGATGGCCATGCGCGAATCAAGATTGATAAAATCTCGCTCGGTCAGCACATCGTATGGGCGACGACGATATTTAAGGCGAACTGAAGTCGCCGATCGATTTATTCGAATCCGCCGATAAGAGGGAAGAGTCTCGTTTGGGTGAAAATCTCCAAGCAACGCAATGTTGTTGGTTCTTGAAGTGTCCCAGGCATACAACCGAATGTATCCATCGGTTCGTGGTTTTTCAATTGACAGTATGTTTCGAACGGACACTGGGACTCTTGAGACGATGAGTCGATGAGCTCCAGTTCCAGTCGATAAGAAGGTCACGCGCCCAGCCGTCGAGGCCGTATTCTCGGCCTGCGCTTGAGTCGCATAAATCTCAATCAGGTCAAGATCAACCGAGCGAATGAAATATGTCGTTGCCGCGGATAGTGGAGATGGAAGTAGCAAATCGGAAATGACGGTCATCGACGTCCCATTCACGAATCCGTGTTCAGACACTGTCAGGGTGACGGCCGGTTCAGCCGTGAGCGATCTTGAGATCAGCATCTCGTGGCTTCCTGATCCGACGGTCGTGAGCGGCACGAGCACGTTTGCCGTCGTATAGACCTCGATCGTGCTGCCAACAATGTTTACCCGATAGTCTGTCCCCGTGGCCAGCGGCGCTGGAAGAGTTCCGCTGGTCGTGAAACGAATCAAGGTCAGATTCTCAAGAAACGTGGTGAAATCAATATCAAGGCTGTTGTCGAGCGGAAGCACCGTCACCGACAACGCTCTTGAGAGATACAGATCTTCTGTTCCCGGAGTGGCCGCAGAAAATCTTCCGGTCACCGTCGGGGGAGCCGCGTTAGCGTTTACCGCGGAATCATATATTTCCACAAGAGAATTGCTGATCTTGCGGACATAGTAGAGCGTGGATTGATCAACCTGCGATGGGGCCGTTCCCGGAAGAATTCCCGGGCTGTAGAATTGGACTGCGTTGCCCGTCGAAAGAGCCGTCGCGTCAACTGACCACTGCGGAAGAAAACCAACCGAGAACGAACGCGAAATGATCAAAAACAACTGCCCGGTTCCTCCAGATGTTATGGCCACGGGATTTGGAATAGTGTCGTTCAGAGAAAATGTGGTCGCGGTTAGCGGGGCCTCGCCGCGGTAGACTGTCTCGGCACTGATAGGATTTGGAAGCGTCCCATTCGAGATGAAACTGACAAAATTTCCTCCTTGAGAAACAAACGAGACCGTCGGGACAGATGTGTATCCAGTTCCTCCGGTGATGACTCTGATTGAGATAACGGCTCCTCCTGAGACAATGGCCTCGGCGGTGGCTCCAACTCCTCCGCCGCCTGAGATTGTGATCTTTGGGGAGACGGCGTAGTTGCTTCCCCCGGCCGTGACCGAGACCGACGCGACCGACTGGCTCGATAAGACCGCCGTGGCCGTCGCTCCGGATCCGCTGGGGCCGCTGAGATTGTGCGGGCTTGATGTCGTGACAATGCTGCTTCCTCCGGCGGCGACCGTGGCTGATATTCTTTTGACCAAAGAGTTTGTCCCGGTGCCGAGATTTTCAAGTGCGATTGGAGACGCATTGGCCGCGGCGTCCGCGGATGTTGAATGCAGCGAAACTGAGGTCGACGAAAGAGCCCTCACAAAATAGGGCGTGTTTTCAATGAGAGGACGCGGAAGTTCTCCTCCAGAGTTTGTGGCCGTCACCTGGTCTCCGGTCAAAAAATTGTGGGCCAGCGTGAAGCTCAATTGAGTCAGAGGATACATCCTCTTGAGAATTCTTGTCTCAACAGAGGCGCCCGGGGTTGTTGCATTGATCGCGTTTGTCTGATTTTCGCGGTCGTTGTCATCGGCATACACGATGAATCTGTCAGACGCGACTGGAGATGCCGGATAAGTCCTTGAACTCTCAAAAGGAAGGGGCAACGGAGAGCCCGAAAAAGAAACCAGGTCCCCTTCTGCGATTAAATTCGCCGCGGCCGTGACAAAGGCCGTTTTCGACCTGACGGCCCGGGTTTCTCTCAAGAGGATCGACGCCGCGGGGTCGACGGTTGAAAAATAGATCGGCCTTTGATTCGTTTGAGCATCAAGACGCGTCGCGTGCAGAATGATCTCAGTGGCACTGACGACTCCAACAAAATAAAACGCGCCATTGATCAGTGGTTGAGGAATTGTGCCAGACACCAACTGGATCTGCATCTGTTGGCCGGTCACGAGCCCATGCGCGGTCGGAGAAACGAGCGTCCCGGTGGGAGTTGTCTCAAATAGTCTAAAAAATGGGACCGACGTGGGAATCGAAGTTGGCGCGCCAGGAATTTCGGCGGCATAGGCCTCAATTCCGTCAATGAATTCGCCATTTTCAAGCTGCTGGCGCAGTTCTCGGCCGTCGGCGTCAAAACCAAGCACCCTCACGGCCGTCCCGACGTCCGAATCTGAGTCGCAGCGGGCAATCAGGGGACCAGGGGTCCCAATATCCATGAAATTTGGGACGGCTCCAGAGTCATCCCACGCCCACGGGACGACGTGATCGTCCGTCAGGCCATCGCCGTTGAGATGGTAGCGAAAAAACTCATCTCGCATGAACGCTGGATGACCAGATATGGCCACGGCCAGCGGAGTCTCAACATCGCGAGGCAGCGTGACGATGTTTCCGTCTCCAAAAGTCGTTATGTCAAGCAACCCAATGTTGGCATTCCAATCGCCCTCGTCCTGAAGGGCCCGAACGGCGTCAGAGATGCGACGGAGAGCCTTCTGCCGGTCACACCGGCCGAGGACCTCGATCACCTGATCAATGATCTCTGAGACGAACATGCCAGATCATGCCATTGGTTAGATTCCGAGGCGACTGTCAGACATCGCCGAGAGTTCCTGGCCAAAACCGGCAAGGTCGGCTCCGCCGAGGACCTCATCCATGGTTCCCTGGGCCTTTGCCGCTTTTTCATCGGCCTTTAACTTCGCCTCGGCCGCGGCAATCGACTGACTCATTCCGGCAATGAAGCCCTTGGCCATGTCAAAAGTCGAGCGCGGGAGCGTGATTTGAATCTGGGGTTCGGCCTCTTCGGCCGCCATCATGTCTTGTGCGTTCATGTCTTATTCCTCCTCTTCCTCGTCTTCTTCGTCCTCGACTTCTTGCTCGGACTCACGGAGTCCGCGCTCAATCTCGTCATCCTCTTCGGATTCTTCGCCATCAAACTCAATGGACATGACTTCCAGATCAACTGACGTTGAGGTGTTGCCAGTCTTGTCAGACTCGGTCTTTGAGACCACTCGAAAACGAATCGTGGCCTCACCCTCGGTTCCGACTGCGGGGACGCTGGACATTCCCTCGCGGTCGGAAAGATAAAGAGACGGAAAGATCATTTCTTGGCCCTGATTCTCGAGGCTCTCAATGCTCTCGATGGGCTGCGCAAAGACGTCGTCGGTCTTGATCGGTCTTCCTAGGTTGATCATGCTCATGTCGGTATGTGGAGAAACTATCCCCGTGAACACCAGTCTGACATAAAAAATGACTCCGCAGAAATTAGAGTCGACGGCAAAAATATAGCGCCGTCTTGCCTCCCCACCGATGATGCGGAGAATACAGTCGAAAGCCACAAGAAATGAGCGAATTGGCACTTGCCAGATTTTCCGCGACCGTGTATGTCACGAGCTCCTTGAGTCCAAGACGCCGCGCGTGTTCAATGCGCTTCCGAATGAGTCTTTTTTGACGTCCCTGCCCGCGCCAGTCTCGCAGGACTCCGACTCTCGAAAGAAATCCGAGTCCGTGGTTTGATTTTATCACGCACGGCCTGAGAGCCGCATACGCGACTGGAGTCTTGTCTTCTATGTCAATCCACCAGTGGCATCCTTCAACGCCCACGCGCCAATCGGCAGGAAAACATACCTCGTCAAGACGAATGATTGTGTCCCGAATCCACTCGGGGCACGAATCTGGTCTGGCCACGTGCCGAATCATGGCTCATAAAATATCAAGGTCTCTTCCAAAGGCCGCGGCAGACGGAAACGTTGGCGGGCAGTGAGGCCAGGTGATCTTCCACCGCTTCCCATCCTTTGAAAGAATTCCGATCTTCCCAGATCCTCGGCGACGACGAACCTTGGCTCCCTCAGAGGGATCTTTTTTGACCTCCGGCAAGGCCACGTTTTTTTCATGCCGCTCTGACTTCGGAATCTCGCGATAGCCAAAGACCGTGATCTTGCGACGGGTGACCGGATCCCACACGGGAAACGGGCGGCGCTCAATGATTCCCTGCTCGATCGCCGGCGCGAGCACATCAGCGACACGGTCGCGGGAGCACTCAAGCTCCTCGGCCACCTGATCTCGAGTCTGCCATCCGGCAGGCCACTTGTATTGTTTTGCGTTAGATGACGAAACGATGTTTTTCCAGTTTGGCATAATGATTATTCTTCCAAAAACACGGGCCACGTGCCCGTCCGTCCCCGCTTCTTGTCGAAGAGGAAATATGTCTGCTGCGGAAGCTCAAAACCCGCCTTGATCGATAGGGCATAGGCGTTGTAGCCGATGAGCGACCCGTTGCTGATCCACTTGGGATTCTGCTGGCTGGTGTGCCAGTGGCCAAAGATGTCAAGGTCGGCCACTCGGGCCTTGTTCCAGCTCGCGATCGCCTTTTCCAGGGGAATCGTCAATCCTCCAATGCCTCCCTGATAGCGCACGCTGTCTCCGTGGTGGAACCTGAAGGTCTTTCCGTAGACATCAAGGTAGGTGTGATAGGATTCTCCGACCAGCCAGCGGACGCCGTCGGTGAAGTCCTGCTCAAGGACTCGATAGAGAAGCCACTCGTAGCTGTTCTTGTATGCCGTGGAATGCCGTGGCTTGATCGTCGTCCGGCCATGATTTCCAAAGCTGCACGGGATGATGATCTCCTTAAATTGTCCCTTCTCGCGGATGGTTCTGATCATGCGGGAGACCCTCTCCCTTAGCCAGAGAAGCGTCTGGGTCGGACTGAGAGAATTTTCCTCTCGAAGCTCCTCGTGGATGTATCCGGTCATGAGATCTCCGAGAATGGCGAGAACCAGGACTGGGATGTCCGTCCCGTTTCGCTCGATGTCGGTCAGGCGAAGGGCAGACTGGGTCAGTTTTTCAATTCGACGATCTGCGACCTCAAGATTGAAGTTGTTCAGGCCGCTGACGGTCTTTGAGTCGACGGTCTCCTCGACGTGCCAGTCAGACACGACAAGAACCGCGGCCGCCTCATCTCCCTTTTCTTTCTTTGACTTGACCGCATACGTCTCATCCGATGGCCGCTGCTCCTTGAGAATTGAGAGCACGTCGAGTTGAGAGTCGAGCTCCTCGATCGTTTCCTGATACTTCTTGAGCTGCTGCTGCAGGTCGTCGATCTCGCTGCGATGCGCCTTCGCGGTGCTGCTTCTTTCAATCTCCTGCCATCTGTTTTTTGCCATGGTGTCTCCTTGGTTTGAGGTTTATTTCGTCGCCTGAAAATGCATCGCGTCACGTCCCCAGAATGCTCCGGCAGAGAGCCAGCCCTCACGAGCAAAGATCTCCATCACGTCGAGAGGCATGTTGGCCCTCGTCGGCCACGCGGTGTGGAGTCCGTTGCGGGTGGCATCAAAATCGATCGCGGCCGCTCGGGCGTGAAGACTCGGGAGACTGCCCCCGCGCATGCTTCGGTTTGCATAGACGCCAAAGTATCGATTGATACCAGCCTCGGTCCGGGCCTCGTCAGTTCGGTATCTCTTGCCAAGTTCTTTCAGGATGCGCTCAAGACTCGGCGCGAGCCTCTCATGGACCTGGATGGTCTTTGCCGTCGCCGGACCGTTGTAGAGAAACATGCGGTAGGGACACGAGATCCTCACGAGAGGAACCTTTCCCGCTCGGCCATAGAAGGATGTCAGACTCTTCTGGTCCTGTCCTGGAAATGGATGGGGAGACGGCATCATCTTCTTGAGATGCCTCTGACAGGCCGCGATGGATCCAGGGCCCCAGAATCCGTCTGGCTCGGCCCCGACCTGCTCCTGCATGATCTTGATCTGGGTCTGATTCACTCAGGGGCCTCGTCCAGAACGTTTATTTCTTGAATCCCTTGGTGCTCGGGCTCATGGTCACGGTCGCCTGCTGCCGCACAAAGTCGTAGCCGACCGTCACGCAGCCGGGG